ATATGCTTTTCGTCATTTTCTTCCCGCCCATTTCTAAACCCTTGCAAAGTATTTGAGTAATTAATATCCATCCAAACAGGCGAAGCATATTTTTGCCATAAATCAACACTTAATTCTGTATTAGTTACAGGGTTATTTCTTTCGCCATCTTTTCTAAAGACCATTACATAATCAGGTATTCCTACACGGCTCATTGTACTATCTTTTTTAACTTGCTTATGTAGCAATCCGAGTGCTTTCGTTCTTTGCATTTCAATTACAGGGTCTTTCCAAATAGTTATTCTACTCGCATAAACAAATCCTGCATTTTCAAATGCTTTTAATATCATCCCACTAAAATCACGTAAACCAATAAAACCTTCTTTACCTTTTTGTATAGGCAAATCCATACAATGTACTGCCACATTTCTCCCACTCATCATTACTCTGTAAAGTTGCTTAATCAAAAAACTAAATTGGTGTAAAAATTCGTTATAGTCTTTTGAATTTCCCATATCTTCTAAATGATTTGAGTAAGTGTAAAGTTCTGCAAATGGTGGGCTAAACACACTTAATCCAATACTTTCATCTTTTAAATTTTCAATTAATTGCACACAATCACCTCTTTGTATTGAGTACCATTCATTGTTTTCTTCTGTTGTATCAAATGTGCCAGTTTGCATAATTTGACCAGCTAAATTTAGATTAACTGCCTTTGCCATTTCGTCTTGCATAATTTCAAATTGTTTTTGTTTTGTATCAATAGCTTGTTTTACATTAGCCATTGTATCGGTTGTTATTAAATATATGTTTACTTCGTTTTTTTGTCCAAATCTGTATGACCTTCGTATTGCTTGATATAATCCTTCAAAAGAAAAATCTAAACTTGCAAAAATTTGATTTCTACAATTTTGGTAGTTCATCCCAAAACTTGCAATTTTAGTTTTAGTAATTAAAATTCTAAATTCGTTATTTGCAAAACCTAATAGTTTTTCTTTTTTCCATTCGTTGCTATCACTCCCTTTTACTTCAATAGCATCGGGCAATAATTTTTTAAGCATTTCGCCTTCCTCATTTTGCTTAATCCAAATGATAAAATTTTCATCAGGTTTATCGTTTACTAATTTCACAACTTCATCAAGTCTTTCAATTTTTGTTAACCTTAATTCTTGATTAAAGTTAGTGGCTGAAATTATTGCGTCATTGAACAAACTGCCATTTTCTCGTTTCGGGGTTTTAATTTGATTTTCTAATAAGTTTAATTTTGGCAAATCGTACCCTGACATTTCAAAACCAATATCCATAGGTTTGTTTAGCATAATAGCCCAACTTCCTACAAATTGATAAAACATTTTAACAGCGTGCCCCTTTAAACGCCATTTGGCAGTTTCGCCACCATCGTGTACAAAGTACATTGCTAACATTTCATTTCGGCTCATAACATCTAAAAATTCGCTATGATTACCCAACTCCATTGGGTCATTTGGGCTTGGTGTAGCAGTACAAGCTAATTTATAAGGAGTGCTAATAAAATTGTCTATTATTTGCTTTTTTGTAGCACCTTCAAAGTTTTTTAATATACTACTTTCATCTAAAACAATTCCACTATAAATACTGCAATCAATATTATCAAGTTGCTCATAATTTTGAACATCAATATTTGTCATATCAATTCCAAATTTTAATCCCTCTTGTATTGTTTGCCCTACTACTGCCAATGGTGCAAGTATTAAAACTTTGCTTTGTGTTTCATTGCATACTTGGTTTGCCCATTCTAATTGCATCAAAGTTTTACCTAATCCACAATCAGCAAAAATTGCATATTTACCAGCTTTCAATGCTCGTTTTACAATGAATTTTTGAAAGCCAAACATATTACTATTTAACTTTTTTTCATCAACATCAAATCCAGAAAGGATGTGTGTTTTTTGTTTCGATTTAAGAAACTCTAAATAATTACCCGTACTGCACACAATATCGGTTTGGCAAAATGGGGGTATTTGTTCTTTATTCATCTTTTGTAATTTTAATTAACATTTGTACTATTATTGGGCTTTTGTGGGTATAATTCCCCCACTTCGCCAAGCCCGAAAACGTTAGCAGTCAGGCTATGACACTCTACGTTCAATGGACGAATAAATGGACGAGCCCTCGTCTGGTGTTCCATCGTCTTTGTAATCATCGTTTTCAAATGACAATGCAACAAACTGGATGTTTACATCTTCATTGACAAACTCAACCTTAAACTTTGGTTCAATACCGTGTCCTTGTGGTTCATCGTCTGCGTGATGAATATTCTTTCTCCAATCTGTAATACAGACTTCTGTATCGCTTGGAAATTTTTGTAATTCTGTGATTAAATCCGATACTTTCATTTTCTTGTTATTAAATTTTGGACTTCTAAAAGCGGAAAAGCCCGAACCGCTAACACTTGCTTTGCAAAATGGCGGGTGAAGTGCTAATTTGAACCCTTGTAATTCTATTGAACTGTAGTGCTATATTGAAGCTGTAGTTTTTCAAAACCGCCACTTCGCAAAGCAGATGCCGTTATAAGCAAGCTGCTACGTTCCTGCTTCGTTTGATAATTTCGTTTCCAAATAAATCTTCCATTTGTTTTAAAATTTAATTATGATAAAATTTTATTTCTGCTTCTGCTTCAGCAGTAGTGAACCAGTCACCGACTTACCCAAAATTGAGGCATTTTCGGTTATTATTTCAACAGATAAATTTTCACCCAGTGATTTTATCCACTCTCGTTCTTCTTCTGTTGTGGCAATTATTACTAATTGCTTAACTCCGTTTTCAATTTTGATTATTTCCATTTCGTTTGATTTAAAAGAGTACTGGCGGTAACATAAAACCCCTACTCAAAACCCGCCAGCCTCCGTTTATTTACATAAATAAGCTATCAACAAGATTATCATAAAGTAAATGATAATCTCTAATACTGTCGCTGTTTTTTGTTTATTTCTCATTTGAGTATTTTAGAAATTCAAACATACCATTTTCAACGTGTGCAAATGCACTAATGGTAAATTCTTGCATGTCCATAACTAATCCACTTGCAGGATAAATATAAGTGTATTTTTCGTTGACACACTTTAGTACAAGTGCGCCATTGCTATCGACCTCAAAAGAGCCGTCAATCGGGAGTTTCAATGTGTGCTGTGACATTGTACTTTGTTTTTAATTGTTTGACGTTGTAAAAATAGCACAATTATTTTAATTCACAACACTTGAATTAAAATTTAACACTTCTTAACATTTAGTATTTTTAGAATATATCAAAACCGTTACTATTGTTTTGCATAGAACTATTGTTATTATTAGCCGATTGCATCATTCGTTCCGCTTCTTGCGCATACATAGGCGAGCCAAACCAATCATTCCAGCTTATTAACTTTTGGCGTGGTTTATCAAAATAAAGATAGTTATTCGCCACGCTTGAATAACGTCCTTTTGCATATATGACTTCTATCTTGCCTCTTTCGTCAATCGCAATATCATTCCATTTTGCACCATTATTCTTTTTCCAATTTTCATCATATAAAATAAATATATCTGATGCCGCCTGTTCCAATCCTCCACCTCTGATACTCATTGCTGTAGGTCTATCGCCACTATTGTCTCTCGCTAATTGCGATAATCCGATAATACTAATATCTAACTTCTTTGCCAACACTTGCAATCTATTACTTAAACGCTCATTGCCTCTAACATCGGTCATGCCTTTCTCTGTAACATCAATCAATTGCATATAATCGACAAATACAATATCTATTCTGAATTTCTGAACGAATGTTTTTATTTTAGTTATAATGTTGCGATAATTCAACTCCGTGCTATCGTCAACGAATATATTATTATCGTATTCTTTCTCTTGCGAGTTTACAATACTGTCTTTCTCTTGGTCCGATAAATCATTAGAAATTATACGCTTACTGCTTATTCCTAAGTCAGACTGTAAGGCACGTGCGCCAAGCATATCCTCCGACATTTCTGCCGACAATATTCCAACACGATAACCATTCTTAGCAATATTAGTAGATGCCGACATGATAAACGCTGTCTTGCCTGTACCTTGATAACCAGCCACGATATTAAATGTCTTAGACATAAAATCTAAACCATTAATTCCTAAATTAAAACATTTTGCTAA